TGCTGATCTATTAAGTATGATGCCTAAAATGTCTGAGAATGATTTAGTTTTTAATTCTGCCTGAGTCAAACCTGTGTTGTATTTTACTAAACCGCGAGTGATTCCAACATATCCCTTACCCAAATCTTCTGTGACTGTAGCAAGATCAATGCCAGAAGCTCGGCTGATAGTAATTGCATCATTGAGAAGTTTTTGAGACTGAGCCAATGAGCCAGTCGTGGTTAATAAACGCTGAAACGCTGGACGAAGGACATCATCTGCAATAGCAGCAGACTTCTCAAGATTGGCTATGTACTCAGCAATTTGAGGATTAGCAAAGCCAATGCCTAAATTTTCTACGGCTCTGGTAAGTCTTAAAGCAGCTGCTTCATCTTCAGCAAAAGCCTTTACAGATGCCTTGCTGTAAGCAAGGATGGCATTTGCTCCAAAAGCAATACCTGTTGCAGCGGCTAATTTCTTAACATTGCCAGTTAGTTTTTGTGTTGCTGTTTCGGCTTGCTTAAAAGCCTTCTTGCCTGTGAACTCCGCGGCAATGTTAATAGCTACATTGCTCATGCGGCTCTCCTCAAATCTACTATTTCTGTTCTCTTATTGAATTGAGCAGTTGTATTTTCAATAGCCTTAAACACAGAAGCGTTAGCCTTACCCTGAGTCTTAGCCCACGCTCTAAAGATTAAGCGACCCATCATTCGATGGTCTCCCTTTTTGTTAGGGCCATAGAGCTGACCAAGATTGGAAATAAACTGATTGCCAGCATAGCGATTGACTGATCGAGATACACCCTTGCTTGCACCGCCAGCTTTAGGGCCTACCCAATTTTGACCTTGACCATTCTTTCGGCCAGCAGTCTCATAGATAGCACCAATCATGCTTTTGTTTTGGATTCTGATTGTATTGACAAAGCCATTGCGGTTAGGTTGAGAAGGTGTAGTTTTGTAGATAATGCCTCTGCGGATTACGCCTGAGTCATACATAGGAAATCTTGCCTCAGAAAATGCTCGAGGTTGCCATCCGCTCATAGGAGATGAAGGCGGCACAAATGAACGAGCTTCTGCAACTACTGGCTTGAGAATTTTGCCAAGTTCTTTAGTTAATTCTTTGGCTAGGTCTGGAGCGTAATTAGCCAAAGCCCTACGAAGTCCGACCGCGCCCACGACTTCTGTTGGCATCTCTGATCTCCTTCGCTTCATCGCTTAGACCTTGTAGCAATGCATTTAGCATTGTTCTGTCTAACTCTAATAAATGTTGTGGCGCGATCCCTAACCTTATGCTTAGCCTAGCAATAAGGTAGGTGAACGGTAGATCGCGCTTTAAGCTAAAGGGTCGGAATCAAGCACCTCTACACTTTTGAGTGTTTCGATGTATTCCATCCCGAATGGCTTAACAGTCTCACCTGACCTGCGTGTAATTTCCCACGACAACCAATAGACATCCGACTGCTTTTCATCTTGGCGAAAAGCTTGGTGGAAGCCCTTTTTAGCATACTGTTCAAATGCGTACTCCACTGCTGGAGTAATTTCGCCTTCTAGTACGCTTCCATCTTGCCGAACTATCTTCAGTCTTGCCATGTTTTGCCCCTTTGTTAGTTTTTAGAAAGTACCTGTAGTTGCTACTGCCACTGTTGAGTTAGCAGTAAATGTAATCGATTGCATACCGATGCTTGCGACATCTCCTGCAATATCAGTTGTGTTATTGATTAACAGAGAAACTGTATAGAGAGGGTTTGTAGCAGATACCGCTGTTCCCTTTGTCTGTAGGAATACAGCTGTTACTGTTGTACCCCATGCAGCTTGAAGTGTCTGTAATGTCTTTCCTGTTGCTGTGTCGTTCAGGAAGTCAATAGTTACAGTTGATGATTCCAAACCTTTTACAAATTTGTGAGATGAGTCACCCATTGTTGTCACCTCAAGTTCATCAAATACGCGGTTAATTGTAACTGATGTTACTAAATCTGATAGATCGACGGAGTTAATCTTGACCCCGACATTGTTATTTAAGAATACGGCCAATTTTTATTCCTCGTCTTTCTTAGTAGTTGCTGGCTTTGGTGCTGATGGTGCAACCTGTCCGATTTTAATCAGAAAGGCTTCGTTCTCTTTTTCCCAATCGGACATGGTTATTCCCAACTTGTTAAAATGGATACGGACATCTCGCAGCTGAGCAGTTCCCCACTGGCAACATTGAGAATACTTGGTGCGCTTACCGCGCCTACATTATATGTCAAAGATGATTGTGATAGCTTCTTAAACACGGCACAAACGAAATCTTCTATGCCATTCAAGTTGCCTTCGTTATCGAATAAGGCGGTTGTAATAATTAGACGAAAGTTAGCCATAGGACTAATGCCTATGTGCTGGTTATTTGTTGGAACAATGTATTCATCGGCAGGACTGACGATTACAGAATTGGCAAGAATCGTGCTTGGCGGAAAAGCAAAAACTTGATACTTTGTATTATCTACTAAAGCGGTGGCTAGAGTAGTTCTAAGGGTGGTAATTGGAACTGGCATTAGCCCACCATTGAAGTTGGTGCAAGTGCATGAGAAATCAATCCCCGTACTTTCGCCAATAATTGCGCTGACATCCTGTACGGGGATGGCTGGAAATCAACTGCATTTGAGCCGCTGAGAGTCGCGGTTCTTGCTTGCCAGATTTCAACAGCGATCATCAAAGCTGCGTTTTGAACTGCTTGATCTAAAGTCCAGTCCACATAAGTATCTGCTGTGACTACACCAAAAGGTTGTACTGGATGCTCTACTGCTGGAGTGTTATTGTTTCCAGTAATGTTGTAAGTGATGTTGTAATCGCCTACTCCAGTGAGAGTCTTTGATCCATTGTGCTTAGATCCGTTGCCACTAATAACTACTGTCTGACCTACATAAAAAACTTTTTCTACTTTGTCTTGAAAGTAAAGTGTGCCTGTAGTTGCTGTGTTGCTATGTGCAATGTTGTATGTTGTGTTAGTCCAGAGCATAGGCAAAAGGACTGCATCAGCAGCATCGCACACGGATTCCAATACAGAATCTTGATAGAGCGTTCCCACCCCAAGTGTGCTGCGAAGTTCCGCGACAGTCGTTAATGCCATGATGATCCTTTCTAAAGACTCTCAGGGGTAGAGGGCTACTACCCCTGAGAGCGACTTAGTTACCTATTTATTAAGTTAGGTTGAACTTGCGAACACCCTTACCAGACTTAGCAAGGTAAATTGCTAGGTATCCGTAAAGGTTGATTTCGATTTCGCCTGATGTTAGAACATTTACGCGAAGTTGTGTCTGTGGTGATTCCCATACATAAACAGATGATGGAGCAACCAAGAACATTGAGTTATCGACTACACCAGATGTTGAGATGTTGTGATCTACAATGAGGTCAGTTCCAAGAACATTTCCGCGAACAGATGAAGCTACTGCTGAACCTGATGCGTTCTGCGTGGCGCCTTGAGCTGAGTACAATGCGCGGCCAGTTGTATCCGCGAATCCTGCGATGGCTGCCCAAGCATCGGTAGATGCAACTAGCTTGTTAGCAAAGTCTCCGCCTGTACCCTTGTAAGCTGCTGCGCCTTCTACAGAAATAAATGATTGCAATCCAGCTGCTGTTGCTGCTGTTGTTGCTGCTGTTGTACCAGATGCTACATAAGCAGCTAGAAGTGCTGCGTCTGTTGCCTTCTCGTAAGATTTTCTGAGCTCAGCCATCAAAAGTTCCATAAATGCAGGCTGGCTGCGGTCGATGAGTTCGAAGCTCACACGGTTTAGCGCACTGAACTTGTTGATGTCGATTGTGTCATAACTTGAAGTCATGCCTGTTTCAGATGGTGCTGCACCTTCGTTTGTGTCAGCTGTTGTTGGTGCAACATCTGGAGTGCTCGCATTGGTATAAAGGCGAGGCACAGTGAAGCTCATCCCACTTGGCAAAAGAGCTGATCGTGTTGCTGCTTCAAATGCTGGACGGCCAGTAAATGTGTCAGTAATAAAAGTATCTAGATGTGGCGCTAATGTCAGACCAGTATTTGTTGAAGTCGAATCATCTGCTGCGCGAACTACGCGGCGTGCTTCGTCATCACCAAGTGCTGCCTTGATGTTTGCTTCTAGATATTGTGCTGATGTAATTGGTGCTACGCGCTCACGCACGAATGTAGTTGCTGTTACCACAGGGCGAGCAGCTTCAACCGCTGCTGCTTCTACTGCTGGTGCTGCAACTGTCTCTGGAGTATTTTCCACAGCTGTCTCGCTTTCGGTTTCTGTTTCGGTTTCAATCTCAACGATTCTCGTATTGATTGTTGTGGTTTTTTCTTTTGTGCTTGTTGCAGCTTCTACATCTGACTCAGCTGCTACATCAATTACTTGAGCAGACTTAAAAGCTGGCTCTGTAACTAATGAAACTTCAAACAATTTAGCAGCGGATACATACATCACGCCGCTCTTGTTCTTTGATTTAATAACTTCTACTCCTACAGATAGTCCAGACTGTAAGCCTTCTTCTGCAAGGATAAGTGCTTCTGTTCCACGATTGGAACGAGAGATTTTGAAGCTACCAAAAATGTTTCCTTGAGAATCTTCTGAAAAACTTGTTGCTTTGCCTAAAGGTTGTCTCATGTCATGTTGATTGAGTAGCTTGATAGTCTTAGGATCTTCTGGAAGTGCAATAGCACCCTTTTCAAAGACCACTCGGCCAGCTGATGTATTACCAACTTCGCCTGTACCTGCTGGAACTA